CCCTCACGATTGACTTGCGCTAGCAGGAACACGGGAACATCCAACTCCATTGCCATGAGTTTCACTTGGTGTGAGACCTCAGCGATTCCGTCGTTCTTTTTCATCTTACGATCCCAAGGCACAAGCTGGAGGTAGTCTATAACAATCCACTCAATCTTGTGCTTACGCTTATACATCCGAGCCTTGGCACGAAGTTCGTCCACACTCTTCACATAGTGATTGGTAAAGATGGGAGCTTCGGCCATCTTGTCCGTCGCTTCCCAGACACGCTTCTGGTGTTCTGGTTTCATCATCCCGTCCTGCAATCGCTTGAGAGGCACGGCGGCGCAGGTTTGAATCATACGGTTAGCCAAAGACTTTGCTTGCATCTCAAATGAGAAGTAGAGGCCGGGCGTGTCGTGAGTGACAGCATTCTGCAACACGATGTTGAGCGCGAGGGCCGTCTTACCACAGGAGGTGGGTGCGGCAATGACCATCACCTCTCCGTTGGCTACACCACCACAGCTGAGTTTCTCATCTACTTGTGCTATGCGCGTGGGCATGGCAGAAACCTCATAGGTTCCGCTCACCATGGCCTTGTAGTCCTCTCTAAGGGCTTCTGCGGCACTTCTGATACTTCCGTCCCCCTTGCCGTCATCGACGTCTTGTAGGGACTGTAAGGATGCTTCTAGCTTGGACGTGACCGAGTCTGCTTCTTCCTCCCCTTCCTCTGCTTCCTCGATGGCGAGGCGGCAATGGCGGATGGTCTGGCGAAGCTTGGACTTCTCCTTCACTATGTTGGCGGCATACGTGGCGTGAGTTGAGGTCTCGCAGGCTTCTTGGATTGTATAGATGGTGCTGATCCCACCAACTTCATCCTCGTTGCCATCGGAGCGTAGCTGTTCCAGAAGGGTGATGTCGGATAAATCCAACCCCTTGCTTACAATATCCGCCATCGTAGAGAAGATGATGGAGTTGCGGGTGACGTAGAAATCAGATGGCTGAATAACCTGCGACACTTCGTCATAGACGGATCCATCTTCAGCTAGAAGACAAGACGCGAGGACAACAGTCTCCGACTCGAGCGAGTGCGGCTGAGTGTTTTTAGAGCCGGGCATGCTAGCTGTCTTCGCGTTCCTCTTGATCCATCACGAACTCGCAGGCTTCACGAACACAATCTTTACCGTATGGGTAGGTCACGAGCGTCTGGCCGTGCTTGTTGTATAGGACAACTGACTCGGGCATCATGTCTGTGTCATACTCAAACTCAGAGTCTATAAAGTTGCCTGCCATCCACGAAAGGATCTGATCCCCTGTGCGTCTTCCAGGCTTCATGTGGACACCTGGTATCCAGTATTCATCCCCGCTACATAAGGAGCCAACGTAGTCATCTACGAAGCGTGGTCGTCCTGCGACAACTTGTAGACGTTGAACGATTGTGTCCCCGTCCATCTTGTTGGCAGGGCCGTAAGGGTAGGTTGCTGTTCTAATAATCATGTTTATGTTTTGGTTTATGGTTTATAGACTCGGTATGGTATGAACCACTTCCGAGATAAGTTCGTTTTCTAAAAGCTCTGGTGGCATCGGTGCTCTCCAGATAGATGCGAGCATGAGGCACTTCGTGTATGCGTCAAGACTAAAACCTTCGGTTTCGTAAATTTCTTTTGCTGATTCAACTGGGGCATTAAAGACTCCCGTCTGTTCGTAGTAAGCGGCGACCAACTTCTCAGCCTTAGCAATGCCGATCCCCTTCATCCCCTCAATGTTGTCGGTTGAATCTCCCATGAGCAACTGAACTAACCAATGATGGTCTGCCTCACCCTGCGTAACCTCACGAGGCCAGTCATCCTTGTTCCAGTTGTAGTGCCAACCAGGGACACCAAGCAAGTCTTTATCTATGCTGCAAAGGATTGGATTTTCCACCCTCCCGTTGGTGAGCATGATACCAAGCAGATCATCCGCTTCCAGTTGGTCGTGCTTGCACCAGCGAGAAGCATTCAACTCCTGCAGCTTGTCCATCAATGGGGCATAGAGATGTGGCTTCTCACGTCTCCCAGCTTTGTAGTCTGGATACAAGACCTTGCGGAAGTTGTTGCGCCCAGACACTACCAGGTAGTGCTTCTGTGCGCGGCAAGCAGAGACCACACTTTGTATGGTAAACTCTACCATCTCTACGAGGCTCTTTAGGCCCGTGCCGGTTGACTCAGCCTTGGCTGCATGGGAGTAACAGATCAGTTCCAGATCAATGAGAGCAGTTTTCGTGTCTGTTTTTAGGTTCATAGTATGTTTGTGCGATTGGTTATTGTGATAAAACAGGCTTAATTTGTGGTAAAAATTAGGTAGTATTTCCCACAGATTTATTTCCAATCCCAGTCGTTGCGATACTTACGAACAACTTTTACGAGCTCGTCCCACTCCTCCCATTCTAGTGAGATTTTAGCATTGTTGTTTTGCGTATCATTTCCGTAGATGGTCAGAAAAGATCCAGCGGCCTCGTCATTGGGGCCAACTTGAATGCTATTGAAAATTGGGTTCCAGTCAGGATTAGCGGACTGGATGCTTACTTTTGTTGGTATTGTTTTCATAATGCTTTGAGTTTGTATTTAATTCCATCGACTACTACAACTTTGCCATCGCAGGTCTTGGCCGAGCGTGGCGTGCCTTGCTTTGTGCCCCTACTGTTCTCGTAGTAAGTCGCGTAACCATTGGTATCACTCTCATACTTTTCCCAGTAGCCATTGCTGTTCTCGAAGTAAGTCACGTTACCGCCGGCATCTTTAATCTCAATAGGAAAGCTAAATGCAATCCCTAGTTCTGTTAGTGTTTCACTTAGTTTTTTCATAATGCTTTGAGTTTGTCTTTGATTCCGTCGACTACTACGACTTTGCCATCACAGGTCTTGGCTGAGCGTGGAGTGCCTTGCTTTGTGCCATAGCTGTTCTCGTAGTAAGTCTCGTAACCATTAGCATCGCGCTCACACCTATACCAGTATTCATCACGTCTCTCGAAGTAGGTCTCGTGACCATTGGAATCACGCTCAGACTTATGCCAGAAGCCATCACTGCTCTCGTAGTAAGTCTCGTAACCATTGGCATCTTTAACCTGGATAGGGAAGCTGAATGCAATCCCTAGTTCTTTATATGTTTCACTTAGTTTTTTCATAATGCTTTGAGTTTGTCTTTGATTCCGTCGACTACTACTACTTTACCGTCACAGGTCTTGGCTGAGCGTGGCGTTCCTTTCTTGTAGCCATTACTGTTCTCGTAGTAAGTTACGTTACCATTGGCATCACGCTCATACCTATACCAGTAGCCATTACTGCTCTCGTAGTAAGTTACGTAACCGTCGGCATCACGCTCATACTTTTCCCAGTAGTCATCGCTGTTCTCGAAGTAAGTCGCGTAACCATTGGAATCATACTCACGCTTACACCAGAAGCCATCGCTGTCTTCGTAGTAAGTCTCGTAACCATTGGAATCATACTCACGCTTACACCAGAAGCCATCGCTGTCTTCGTAGTAAGTCTCGTTACCATTGGCATCTTTAATCCTGATAGGGAAGCTGAATGCAATCCCTAGTTCTGTTAGTGTTTCACTTAGTTTTTTCATAATGCTTGAAGTTTGTATTTAATTCCATCGAATACTACTACTTTACCGTCACAGGTCTTGGATGAGCGTGGAGTGCCTTGCTTTGTGCCATAGCTGTCCTCGTAGTAAGTCTCGTTACCATTGGCATCACGCTCATACCTATACCAGTAGCCATTACTGCTCTCGAAGTAAGTCTCGTGACCATTGGCATCATACTCACGCTTACACCAGAAGCCATTACTGTCCTCGTAGTAAGTCGCGTAACCATTGGTATCTTTAATCTCAATAGGAAAGCTAAATGCAATCCCTAGTTCTGTTAGTGTTTCACTTAGTTTTTTCATAATGCTTTGAGTTTGTCTTTGATTCCGTCGACTACTACGACTTTGCCATCGCAGGTCTTGGATGAGCGTGGAGTGCCTCGCTTTGTGCCATTACTGTTCTCGTAGTAAGTCTCTCTAACTTTACCTTCGGCATCATACTCACACCTATACCAGTAGCCATCGCGAGACCTTTCCTCGTAGTAAGTTGTTCTACCTTTGGTATCTTTAATCTGGATGGGAAGAGTAGATGCAATCCCTAGTTCTGTTAGTGTTTCACTTAGTTTTTTCATAATGCTTGAAGTTTGTATTTGATTCCATCTAATTCTACGACTTTACCGTCACAGGTCTTGGCTGAGCGTGGAGTTCCTTGCCTTGTGCCATAGCTGTTCTCGTAGTAAGTCGCGTTACCAGTGGTATCATACTCACGCTTACACCAGAAGCCCCTACTGTTCTCGTAGTAAGTCGTTTTACCATTGGCATCGCGCTCATACCTATACCAGTAGTCATTACTGTCCTCGTGGTAAGTCACGTAACCGTCGGCATCACGCTCATACTTTTCCCAGTAGTCATCGCTGTCCTCGAAGTAAGTCACGTTACCTTTCTCGTCACGCTCATGCCTTTCCCAGTAGTCATCGCTGTTCTCGTGGTAAATAGTGCGACCATTGGCATCACGCTCAGACTTATTCCAGAAGCCATCACTGTTCTCATAGTAAGTCGTTTTACCATTATCATCTTTAATCCTGATAGGGAAGCTGAATGCAATCCCTAGTTCTTTATATGTTTCACTTAGTTTTTTCATAATTATGTGTTATTGGTTGAACGAGGAGTTCTGGATGTGTGTCGGTATTAGCAGCCCTGCGTCACAGGGACGCTTGCCGCCATTGGCGTAGCACCATGCTCCCCTTACGCATAGGCATTTAAAAGAGCCTGACAGTGCTTTGTGTCGCGTATATGCCACTTCTGGTTCTGGGAAGCTGTCGAGGTATCCGGAACCAGACGGACTACTCAATTCATTTCGTTCCTCATTCATGATTATCCTTTGTGTTCCTTCCGTGAAGCCATCGCTGTTCTCGCGGTAAGTCTCGTTACCGTCGGCATCTTTAATCTCAATAGGAAAGCTAAATGCAATAATTCCTAGTTCTTTATATGTTTCACTCAGTTTTTTCATAATGCTCTGAGTTTGTATTTGATTTCGCCTGATTCTACTACTTTACCGTCACAGGTCTTGGCTGAGCGTGGCGTTCCTTTCTTGTAGCCATTACTGTCCTCGCGGTAAGTCTCGTTACCTTTGGCATCATACTCACGCTTACACCAGTTGCCATCACTGTCCTCGTAGTAAGTCACGTAACCATTGGAATCATACTCACGCTTACACCAGAAGCCCCTACTGTTCTCGTAGTAAGTCGCGTTACCTTTGGCATCATACTCATACCTATACCAGAAGTCATCGCTGTTCTCGTGGTAAGTCTCGTTACCTTTGGCATCATACTCAAACCTACACCAGAAGTCATTACTGTCCTCTAAGTAAGTCACGTAACCGTCGGCATCACGCTCATACCTACACCAGAAGCCATCGCTGTTCTCGCGGTAAGTCACGCAACCGTCGGCATCTCTAATCTTGATAGGGAAGCTGAATGCAATCCCTAGTTCTTTATATGTTTCACTCAGTTTTTTCATAATGCTTTGAGTTTGTATTTGATTTCATCGACTACTACTACTTTACCGTCACAGGTCTTGGCCGGGCGTGGCGTGCCTCGCTTTGTGCCATCACTGTCCTCGTAGTAAGTCAAGTTACCATTGGCACCACGCTCATACCTATACCAGTAGTCACCGATGTTCTCGTAGTAAGTCACGTAACCATTGGCATCATACTCAAACCTATACCAGTAGTCATCGCTGTCCTCGTAGTAAGTCATGCAACCATTAGCATCTCTAATCTCAATAGGGAAGCTAAATGCAATCCCTAGTTCTTTATATGTTTCACTTAGTTTTTTCATAATGCTTTGAGTTTGTATTTGATTCCATCTAATTCTACGACTTTACCGTCACAGGTCTTGGATGAGCGTGGAGTGCCTTGCTTTGTGCCATAGCTGTTCTCGTAGTAAGTCTCGTTACCTTTGGCATCATACTCACGCTTACACCAGAAGTCATTACTGTCCTCTAAGTAAGTCGTTTTACCATTGGCATCACGCTCATACCTGCGCCAGTCGTCATTGCTGTTCTCGTGGTAAGTCGTTTTACCATTGGCATCTTTAATCTTGATAGGGAAGCTGAATGCAATCCCTAGTTCTTTATATGTTTCACTTAGTTTTTTCATAATGCTTTGAGTTTGTATTTGATTCCATCGACTACTACTACTTTACCGTCACAGGTCTTGGATGAGCGTGGAGTGCCTTGCTTTGTGCCATAGCTGTTCTCGAAGTAAGTCACGCAAACGTCGGCATCATACTCATACCTATACCAGTAGTCATTACTGTCCTCGTAGTAAGTCACGTAACCATTGGCATCTTTAATCTTGATAGGGAAGCTGAATGCAATCCCTAGTTCTTTATATGTTTCACTTAGTTTTTTCATAATGCTTTGAGTTTGTATTTGATTCCATCTAATTCTACGACTTTGCCGTCACGGGTCTTGGATGAGCGTGGAGTGCCTTGCTTTTTGCCATCACTGTTCTCGTAGTAAGTTACGTTACCATTGGCATCACGCTCATACCTATACCAGTAGCCATTACTGCTCTCGTAGTAAGTTACGTTACCTTTGGCATCATACTCAAACCTATCCCAGTAGTCATTGCTGTTCTCGTAGTAAGTCGCGTTACCGCCGGCATCACGCTCATACCTATACCAGAAGTCATCACTGTTCTCGCGGTAAGTCTCGTAACCATTGGCATCTTTAATCCTTATAGGAAAGCTAAATGCAATCCCTAGTTCTTTATATGTTTCACTTAGTTTTTTCATGGTGTTTCTTTGTTTTATTGGTCTTGTATGGTGGATAAATTAAGATTTAGGGCAAGTTATTTGTATGGTCAAGAAGAATCGACCTATTTTCTAAAGAAACTTTGTTTTCTCTTATGCTGCAACTTGGCCTCAATCAAATCGGTGTAGCTCTTGGCGTTTGGACATGGTTCACCCATTACGAATGAACCACATCCTGTTGTCTTGTCTCAAATCGTATGAGTCTGACGCCCTTTCATGTCGCCCCGCTTGGCTGTGGTAAGTGCTGTATAAGCTGCGGGACGGTGTTCACGCTCCGTTAAGAGCCACCTGTTACGCTAGGTCGGTCTCTCGTTCAAACCTAGCAACCACTAGAACCTAGAAGCTGCGCTTCGGGTTCCGTTTGCAGACTGGGGCTAACCTGTGAGGCCGCTTGCTCCGCTAGACTGTATGGGCATAAAAAAGACCCCTTCCATGTCGCGCTAGAAGAGGCCTTAAAATGCTTGTAGAAACAAGCGGCAAATTGGTCTGATCCGTCGCGACACGGTAGCATTTCTGCTATGATTGTATGTATTAAAGAAGTTTCTTAAACTTGTCAAGCATTATAACACACTACCTTGCGCCCGCGTCACCATAGCTCCCTTTGAGCCGTAAAGGGGTTATATTGCCGCTTCCATGGATAGCGAGACACCTGCCGGGTGCAATGAGCGTGAAGCCGCTCACGGCGAACTCAGGCGCATCTATTTCGGTGACATGGTAGGCAGAATGCACTTGGCTTTCTGACAGGTGCGGGTTGCCTTTTCGGTATTGCTGTATGGTTTTCATTTTCTGTTTGTTATTCCTTTCCTAGTTTTGTAGTATTGCGCCCTGGTCATGCCGACTTGCTCGCAAGCATCCTTGATTGTCAGTCCCTTGGCCTTTAGCTTGTCGACGGTCTTCACCATCTTGTGAGGGTTGAGGCCTAAAGTCTTGAGATGAGTCGTGCCGGGCTTTACGGTGATTTCCTCCTCGTATGCCGGGGGCACCTTGTCCTTTATGCTTTCCATGTATCGGACTGCGCTTGAAATCATGTTGCCATTCATTATCGCTTTGCCCTTTCGATTGCTTGGTAAAATGCGTTTTCACTTATCCCAACCTTGGCCATGGCTTGAGCCTGTGTGACGCCATCAACAGCCAACTTTAGCACCTCTTGCGCTTGCTGGTCATAGATTGCACGCTGCGCTGCTATCTCACTTGCCTTTTGTCTTGGCTTATAATATCCAAAGGCAACTGCGTTGCGTCTAAGGGAGTCTGCGCTCAAAGGACAGCCGGCGGCAACGTGTTGCCATGACTCACCATCGTTTACCCGCTTAGCTGCTGCTTTAGCCATTCGTTTGCGATCTTTTTTAGTATGGCGAACAAAAACGGCCTTGCGTTGCTTTTCCCTGCTTTGCCCTGCTGTGCTTTCCTTTAGAAGCCTGTAGTATGCGTCCTTGGCTGCTCCCGAGGCTAGAAAGCCCATGCAACTTGAGATTTGGCTTTGATTTTCTGCTATGTCTAGTGTTTTTATCATTTTTTTAATTGGTTTGCATTGCCTTAACATCGCCCCGGACACCGCCTTTGACGTCGCAGAACTGAAGGATTCCTGCTGAGTCTCTAGTAAATTTTACGAGTTCTTTTAGTTCTGTTAGTGTTTCACTTAGTTTTTTCATAGTGCTTGAAGTTTGTATTTAGTTCCATCGACTACTACGACTTTACCGTCACAGGTCTTGGCTGAGCGTGGAGTGCCTCGCTTTGTGCCATTGCTGCTCTCGAAGTAAGTCACGCAACCGTCGGCATCATACTCATACCTATACCAGTAGTCATAGCTGTCCTCGTAGTAAGTCTCGTTACCATTGGCATCTTTAATCTCAATAGGAAATGTAAATGCAATCCCTAGTTCTTCATATGTTTCACTCAGTTTTTTCATGGTTGGTTTATTAAAGGCGGTTTGAAAGGCCCGCAAACTTGTTATTGGGTTTGGTTATTGTATGGCTGTTGAGCGTCCGCGCGGACGCGACCTTTGCTAGTCGCTTTTGGCGATTTCCTTTTTGATTTCCTGCACCTCGCTAAAAGTGAACCCCGCGTTGAATAGGATTGATTGATTTAGGTAGCTGTGCTGAGTTGCGCAAATGATTGCTAGTTCTTTGGGTTTCATAGTTTATTAAAGGCGGTTTGAAAGATCCGCAAACTTGTTCGTATTGGTTATTGTGTGGCGGTTTGTTGCATTGCCTCTTCGATTGCTGCTCGAGAACTTTCAGAGAACAATAAATCCGTGTTCGGGTCATAAAGCTCATAATCTGATTTTTCCAGCCAGTCGAGTCTTTCCTTGTCTCTTAGATAGTTCAACTCGCGCTTCTCTGCTTTTCGTAAGGCTTCTTCGTAGTAGTCTCTATCAATTTTCAACTGATTCATTGTATTTTTATATTCTGCTTCTATGTTGATGATAAATTTGGCGGTTTGTTTGTCCATAGTGATTTATCGTGTGGTTATTGTGTGGATTGTTGTGCTCCTTGGTTTATAGTGTGGCGGTTACTTACGCAGCTTGCGGTTATATTCCTCAATCAAGTTGTCTTGAAAGTTTCTAGTTTCTTCTATGCTACATTTTTCTGAGTAGAGGTATTCAAGATCCAGTTCGCGGTTTAGCTTTTCAGCTAGCATTGTAAGGTTGCTCAGTGTGGATTGTTTTTCGATTGTCATGGTATTAAAGGCGGTTTTAAAGGTCCGCAAACTTGTTTAGTATTGGTTATTGATGGCGGTTTGTAAGATTTTACTTGCCGCGAATTAGTTGGATTTCATCCGCGACCACACGCAAACCGTCAAACGATGGAGCTTTGAACATAGCAAACCTCCCGCGCTTGCCCTTATACCATTTAGAGCATAGCACAAGCTGAGTGCCAACTGGTAGCGAAGAGTCGATGCCCTTGTGGTCAAATATACGTTCTGCTGTCTTGTATCTCATGGTATTAAAGGCGGTTTTAAAGGTCCGCAAACTTGTTATTAGTTATTGTTTATT